AACCAACGGAATGCAAACTTCGATAAGGATCCGTGCATGGGTTTCTTGGATGGTGAAGCAGGGTAAACCTAGCTTCTTCTTCGAGAAGTTTGACGATCATTTCCTATTATGGACTCTGGGCGACGATTTCTTCATGTCAGTATCCAATGAGGCTCGAAAAATGGGCTTTCACCCCAAGAAATTGGTGGAATACCTCGACATGTGGGGGGAAACATTAACCTCTGCCAACAAAGAAGAAGAAATCGGTTTCAAGCCTTTGAAGGACATTGATTTTCTTCAAAGCCGCATCTACTATAATCCAGAGTTAAGGGCGAATGTTGGCGTTGTCTCGCCTAAATCGTACCTGAAGCCATTTTACAGCCACGAACCCCAGGAGGATGAAGGGGCCTACATGACCGATGTCATGCATTTGGTAACTTTGGAAGCCGCGTTGGGCGGTAGAAAGGCTTTTGAGCATTGGGTTCCCAGGCTTAAAACATTTGCAGAGAAGGCGAATGAGCAGCCCCCTGAGACCGTCTACATGGCATACGAGGACGTCGTCGCTAAATATTTTGAAAAATGCGATCAAGAACCTCTGTCTGACGTGGAGGATATGGGCATGAAACTCATCGAAGAATATTACAAGTTGCCACAACTGTCGGAAGATGACCTGAAAATGGGCAGCGAAGCTGAACCATTGGTTGACTTTAAAGAACCCGAAGTCGCGGAACAGGTGGCCGGAGAGACGGTCGCCCTGAGACAGTGGATGTCGAGTACGCTACTACTCAGACAAAGTTTTTAGAGAGGCGTGTCCCGGTCGGCACTATAATATGGAGAACTACCGGCGGAAACAATCAGATGTTTAGCCCTTGGGAAGCATATTTGGCTTCACCAATGGTCGCAGAAAAGATTTCGCACGTAGCTGCTTTCAGGGCCGATCATCTTCGCTTGTGGATAGAAGTAGTTTCTCATGCTGGCCAAACTGGGACGATGTTGGCGAGTGTTGTGCATCACCCTGACACCGATATGTCGCTGCCCACTGGAATGGCTGGAATGTGTTTAGCCAGTCAACGAGACAACATTGAGATTCGCCCGGACGTCGACGAAACGTTGTTTACTATCGACGTACCATTCCAAAGTCCTTTCACGATGATCCACACGAGTGCGGATGCAGCGTGGAATTTGCCTCGGGTCCACTTCATGGAGATTTCTCCACTGATTAGTTCGACGCGAGAGCCAATCAACCTATACATGAAACTATATGTGGAGGTTATTGGTCTGGAGACGTCCGGTGCGACTTCTAAGTCGAGGCCTGGAAGGCAGGTCATAGAAAGCGCGAAAATCTACACTCCCGATGGAATTCCGAGCAGGAGGAGTAAGAAACTTCTGAGAGAATACGTTCGCGATCGTTCCTTGATGGGCGCGATGACGCGGAAATGGAGCTTTAGGCCTAGTGGTGTCGTGTGCGAAGAAGATGTTCCAACTTTGAGATTGGAAGACTTCGACGCGTGCCCGGTAGATGAAGGCAAGTGCTACTTGGGGGCATATGACTCTTATTTGTGGCCATTTCTATCAGCGAAGTGCGGAAAGAATCCGACATTCCAATTGATAGCGCTCCAATATTACACTCCCACTTTTCATGGGAGCCCGGCAGCCTTCGTGTCGCTCGTGAGAGGAGTTCCTTCTGAACGTTTTGAAGTTTTGAGTGATTCATGGATTTCACAACATGAGAAATTCATTAAAATCATTTCTCCCCGACACAACGGTTGCGACGTGCGCCAGTTGTCTTTGAAGGACATAGGCTTTCCCGCCCAAATGCTGTGGCATGTGAAGCCTTGCACGGTGGAAGACTTGGACGAAGATTATTTTCCTCCGGTTAAAATGTCTAACATGACGACCAATGCTACTTTCCTCTCGATCGACAACATTCGAGTTGGAGGCGAGAAGATGAGCACAAGACTTTACCAAGCGAGCGACGCGATGCTTGGGCTCGCTGCCCTTCCTGGTGCTGGCTCGCTAGCTTTGCCAAGTGAAGTGGCTCGAGCCGCGGGTAATGTCGCGCATGCTTTTGGCTATTCCAAACCAATGCGCGAACGTGGCGGAAATGTGGGCCCGACTAGTGCCAATGGTGAAGGCTATGAAGTCGGTGCTGTTAGCGCTGTTACTCCGATGCAGGAAACTGCGATGGGCTCCAGCGTTGATGAGATGACTTTTTCGCACATTGCTGAGCGGTGGTCATTAGTGCAAATTTCGAACGTTCACGCTGATATGGAGATCGGAAGTACCTTTTTGCAATTCATGGTTACTCCCATGATTTTTGTTCATGGTGGAGGAGCCAGGTGGCAGCCAGCGGCATGCGCTATGCCATTCCTGAATTTCCAACGGTGGAATTGTGAGATGGAGTACATGATAAAATGCGACATTCCTAAGCTATGTGCCTGCAAGATCAGACTTATGTACGACCCTTTGGTGCCTGCCCATGAAGATCTGGGTGAAGCCAGTGGAGACTCAGAAGAGTTTATGCAGACCAGGATTTGCGATTTGGTCCAGACTGATGAGATCAAATTTTCTGTGGGTCACCATCGCTACAGGGGTGGTTTGAATGTTTGGGCCACTGATGAAAGCGGAATAGTGAGTGCCGAAAGCATGGTTCGTTGGAAGACGCCGTCATCAGGCTCACCGTTGCTTCACAATGGCATCATTCGAGTCGCCGTCCAGCAGCCTTTGGTTTCCAGCTATCCAGCGGGAATGCCGCAGGTCAAGTTACGCTTGTACGCTCGTGCTAAAAACATTAGCGTTTGGGGTTATTTGGGATGTGTTCCCAAGCCTCTCACGTATGTTATGAGCACGAATAGACCTGATAAAACGCTGGGCAATACGACTGCGACTGAAGATTCCTATGATGTAGTATGCCGGGCTAGCTCCCAACCAGAATGTGGTCTTTTTCCCGCGCCACCGCGGAATACCCCAGCACCAGCGTCTGTTGGGACTGCCACTCCGACCCGTCGGTTAACGACTTCGGCGCCAGTGACGCGAAAACCGACTCCCACTCCGACTTCCTTGCCTCCTACAACGGTGCCTCCTACGAAGGCTCCATCGCAAGCCCCGTTTGAACCTTTAGAAGAGCAGACCTGGGACTTGACAACAGTGCCAGGATTGTTTGAATACGATTACAACAATCCCAATTCGTATTTGAGATGGGAAAGTGCAACCACGATCGAGACGATTTTCGCCTTTAGGCAAGAGCAGACCCTTGATTTCGTTGCTATCGGCTTCAATTCAGGTGGCGACACCACTGAGGTTGGTTACAAATACCGGGCCCCGTCAGGAGAATGGACCGTTGACGGGGAGCCGGCGACCGCCAAGAATTATAACGATGGAACGGTGTCAGCCACAGTCACTTCTCGAGCCAGAATTTACAGTCTGCCCCATGTGTTGAAAGGGTCAGGTAATTTCAGGCTTCGCGGCACAGTGATAGAGACTCCTACCGGTTGGAGTTACAAGGCGCGAATTTTATCCACAAATCTTGAGGTGGGTGATTCGCTATCTGGATCCATTGCTTGTACTTGGACAACGCTTCCGGATTACACGGGCACTGGAGGAATTAGCGGCGTGACAGCCACGGGTGGCGAGAAGCTTAGATTTCCTATTTTGTGGCACAACCACTACTGGGATTCAGGACCTCACTACGCCGAGCTGGTTTCGCTAGGTTTTACAATGTTGCCAATGATAATCTTTTGCCGCGGTAAAGTTCGCGTGATGGATGGCGACAGATTGTTGCATTCTTCTGAAACGGACCGTTGGAGGGGCGTTTTGATTGAAGTTCCAATTCAAAAGTACATGTTGGGTGGTACAACTGAATCGCCAGAAGACGATCGCGCCGAAGCCATCGTGATTGAGTTGGAGAGCACAAGCGAAAATCCTGAAGCCGCCGTCAACCAGATTAAATATTTCCGCAAAGAACGAGCTGGACACATTGTTGATGGAAAAGAACATGAAGGCTTCACCTTGCCTCCTAATGGTTATACGTTTCCAACCAGGAGGCGCACTTTGCAATCATTTTTCCAAGCGGAAGCGAACAAGGACATAGTTGCGGCTATGGACGAAACTTTTAGATTCGGAGGATCCACCATTCCAGCTGCGGATCTGGCTCGCATGTATGCGGGCGAAAATACGGTGTCTTTTCGACCATTGTTGAAGATACCACGGTACCTGGCCGAACATTCCATTCAAGAAGGGTCAGGACGAGCCCAGGCTATAGGTCAGATGTATAACTG